TGTTTCGCGCCGAGATGTCCGTTGGACGAGCGGGTGGGGGAGTGTAAGGGGGTGGTGGGGGAGACGAAGTGTAGGTTGTCACGTGGCGAGAGGGCAATCTTGGGGGCGGATCTGCCATCTGGCGGGTTGTGGCCAAAGGAGATTGCAGCGAAAGAACGATGGACGGAAAGTGGGGGCATCGCGTAGGATTGCCCCTGGCGACGATTTTCGCCCGTTATCGGGGGTTTTTAGGGGTATTTTGAAAAAGGTATATCCTAGTACCTTTTTAGTGAGTTCTGCAAGATAGTAGGGGGTGAAGTGAATAAATACACAGTAGATGTAGACATAATGGGCTTCGTTCTATTGGTGTTTAGTCTAGCATTGGGGTTCACTGGTACAGTATCGTGGTGGGTAATACTCTTGGTGTGGTTGTCAACCTGCAAGTTGACATTTAGCCTGGGAGGACAAAAAGATTGAGGGCACTCATCGTGACGTGCCCCCAGGTGGTGGAACTGTTTGCCGAACTACCTCGCAAGTACCACCATTATACCATCTATGTGGCGCGTGTCAACTGGAGGGAACTATGACGGTTAAAGTTACTGTAGCAAACATCAGGGATGGAGCAAAGGGTGAGTACATTGGTCGTGCCTCTAGGGGGCGCAAGCCATCGCCATTGGCGAATCCCTATCGGGTTAAGGAGCATGGGCGCGAGGGTGCAATCAGGCTCTATGAAGATTGGCTTTTCCGTCGTCTTTTGAAATGGGAGCGCGATTGCCCTCTGTGGGCGGAGATTGAGCGGTTGACGGAGTTAGCCAAAAGGCCCGAGGGTGTGACGTTGCTGTGTTGGTGTGCACCTGAGAGATGTCATGGTGATGTGATCAAGGGGTGGATTGGCGGGTGAAGTGGTAGGGTGCACCCTAAGTTGATTGAGTTGCAGAATGTGGTATACTAGGGGTGTAGGTTTTGTCCGTTGAACCTCAATCAATGGACTGGTGGACCGCCAGCCATCCGGTCTGGCCCAGCCCAGGCCCAGCGAATAGTGCTAACTGGGTTATCACGGGGCCGAACATGGGACTAAGGCCCCGAGTATGATGGAGGGAGAGAAAACATGAAGAATATCTTTTACACAATGTTGTGCATCCTTCTTTTTCTTACGACCTCGTGCTGTTTCGCAATGTGTATGCTGACCAATCTGGGGATTGATGGGGGGCAGTAGAACGGGGTGAACATCGCTGAAGGACTTCTCACTGACGTTGGCGTCTTCGCATCCGTTGAGACAGAGATGTGGGGTGCGATGCAGGAGGTGTTGCGGCCCCCCGATTCGTTGTTTCGTGAGAAGTACCGGATGGATCCTGCGGGATTTATCCAGGATTGCGTCAAGTGGGATTTGCTGGCACCTGATAAGCCTACCCCGTATCAGCTAGAAATAGCAAGGGGGTTGATTGAATATGGGCGTTACTCCGTGCGGGCGCCGCACACTGCTGGCAAAACCGCCCTGATGTCACTGCTTATCTTGTGGTATGCACTAACCCGCGATGGCGATGACTGGAAGATTCCCACAACCGCATCGGCGTGGCGACAGCTTGATAAGTTCCTCTGGCCCGAGATTCACAAGTGGTCACGGTATCTTGATTGGTACAAGATTGGGCGTCCACCATTTAGTCAGCGTGATGAGTTATTTGCGTTAAAGTTACAACTGAAGACCGGCTTTGCGTTTGCTCTGGCTGCGTCAGATGTAGCCAACATTGAGGGGGCGCACGCCGATTATATGTTTTACATCTTTGACGAGGCGAAGACAATCCCCCCTGATATATGGGATGGGGCAGAGGGCGCACTGAGTGGAAAGAGAGAGGCGGGAAGGAAAGAGGTCTTTGTTCTATCTTGTTCAACGCCGGGTGAGCCAAGCGGGCGCTTCTATGACATTCAGACCAAAAAGCGTGGGTATGAAGACTGGCACGTTCAACATATTACACGGGAAGAGGTAATTGGCGCTGGACGTATGGACCGTGGATGGGCCGAGCAACGCCTCAAGCAATGGGGCGAGAACTCAGCGGTTTACCAGAACCGTGTATTGGGTGAGTTTGCATCAGACGCGGAAGATGGTGTCATACCATTGAGCTGGGCAGAGGCAGCAGAACAGCGATGGCATGTGTGGCAAGAGTCTGGTGGGGTTGGAACTGTTACATCGATTAGTTGTGACCCATCAGGTGGTCGTGAGGGTGGCAACGCGGCAACGCTGGCGGTTTGTAAGGACTTCGTCAAGATAGATCAACTGTACGAGATTCCCATAGGCGACCCCGACCAGGCGGCAATGGCCATCGCGGGAAGCATTCGGAACAAGTGGCGCGCAAACAAGGGTGCGAATGTCTATGTAGATGTCATTGGAATTGGCACCGGCATCGTGGCGCGATTGCTTGAAATGGGTGTCAATGTTCGCGGGTTCCATTCATCGAAGGCGACAGAGTTGACAGACGCATCGGGCGAAGTGGGGTTCCTCAACTGGCGTGCGGCGGGCTGGTGGTTGCTGCGCGAGATGCTGGCGCCGAATAGCAAGTTTGGGGTGTGCTTACCCCCTGATACGGGTGGGCGTCTCATTGGCGATCTGGTTGCCCCAAAGTGCAAGATGACATCACGGGGCTTGCGCCAGGTGGAAGCAAAAGCAAGTATCAAGAAGAGACTGGGGCGGTCGACGGATTATGCGGACGCAGTGATCTATGCACTGTTGGGACAACTATTGTGTGATGAGGAAGACGCGCAGAAGGGGCCTGGGCGGATTTTTTACAACCCTGCATCGATTGGGCCGAGATACTAAAACATCGGGGGGCACAGGAGCATAAATGCCTACAATACGTGATAGGATAGTAAAGCGGATTCTCAAGCCAGAGCTTGAGCAGATGGACAACCAGATGCGCACGATGTGGGATGCGTATCTACAGGGACCGTTTGAGGAGATGACCTCCCCCGATGTGCTGTTGGCGCGATTGCGTGAGCAGACAGGTGATGAGGCAATCATCCGCGATCTCGTTGATCGCATCTACTATGAGAACATCGGGTCATTGACGGGATACGGGTCAGATACCGATGCCCAGCGCACACGGGCCGTGGACGAATCGCGTCGGCAGTGGGTCTACGGCGTGGTGCCCCAGGATGTCATTTGGATCTGGACCAACTTCGGATTTGGTGAGGACATCATCATCAGGACGGTAGATGAGAAGGCACAACCCATCTGGGATGAGTTCTGGAACGCTGACCGCAATCAAAGTGTATTAGCATCCGACAAGATACAGAATTTGTCCTATGACGTGCTGGTGGATGGTGAGGTGTTCTTGCCGATCTATACCTCGATTGCAGATGGATTGAGTACCATTCGCACGATTGATCCGAAGGAAATCACTGCCTTTGTGACCGAGCCACGGGACAGGAATGAAGTGCTGTTCTATAAGCGGACGTGGACGGCCAGAGGTAAACAAGCAGAGGATTTGTACTATCCCGATTGGCTGGCTGCACTTAACGCAAAGCCCGGTGAAGATAGGATTGGTGACGACCAGCGTCGAATGGGTGTTGTTCCCAAGAAGATATTGCCACCGAAGGCAAATGTTGCGGCTGGGTCGCAGACAAATGTGCTAATGTTGCCTATCTTGCACAACTGTAAGGATGGACTGCGGGGATGGCCATTGATGACGGCGGGGGCGCCGTGGGTGCGCGAGCACAAGCGGTTTAGAGAGAATCGTGCAGCGGTATCAGCAGCAACCGCGATGTATGTGAATAAGCTGAAGGCGCAGACGGGATCGCGCGGCATTGATGCTTTGAGGTCGCAGATTCAATCATCTATGGTGACGAGCGGGCAGACGTATGAAACGAACCCGGCGGCGCCGGCAGGATCAACTTGGCTGGAGAACGAAGCGGCAGACTTGCAACGATTGGGGCAGGGGACCGCTGCGGGGGATGCAAAGGTGGACGGTGAGGGACTGTTGATGATGGCAGGATTGGGAGGTGGACTATATCCTCACTTTTTGGGCGCGGGGGATAGCTACCGCCTCGCTACAGCCTGTTACTCGGAAGACACAGAAGTCTTGACGGAAAACGGTTGGAAGAGTTGGCGGGATTGGTCACCAGGTGAAAAGATTGCAACATACAATACTGCACAAAAGGAAATTCAGTATAGGGAACCTGCCGCACTTCACATTTATGACTATGAAGGAGAAATGTATCACTTTAAGGCCAAGAGTATTGATGCGCTTGTTACACCCAATCACAGAATGCTTGTTTCAAATGAGAATCCAGGCAGTGCGAGAAAGTGGGAAGTATTGAACGCCGATCAATTGCCTAGTGGTTTTGGGTTACCATCGACAGCATTGCTTGAATCAAGGCCCTTTGTCAAAAATTTCATCTTGCCAGGATATACAACGTTGCCAGATGGATTGGGCTTTGTGCGGGAGAAACCCGCTCGTGTCCTAGAAATGAATGCCTGGTTGATGTTTTTGGGTTGGTGGTTGGCCGAGGGCAGTTTGTACTATGCGGGCTATGGAGGCAATTGGAGAATAGAAATTTGCCAGAATCCTGGAAAGAACGCCGATGATATTCAACATGCTCTGGAAATATTACCATTCAATTTCAGGACGGGCGTAGATAAGCGACATGGAACATTGAGATGGTGGATCACTGATAAGGCTCTCTATCGCTGGCTTGAGGAGAACTGTGGGAAAGGGGCGCCGAATAAACATATTCCATCTTTTGTGTTTGCTCTTAGTGACGAACAGGCCAGTATATTACTTGATAGGTTGTGGCGTGGTGATGGAACTTCCACAAAGGGGAACGACCATTACAAGAAGTATAAGGGCACGTTATCTTCAACCTCAAACCAGTTAGTTGATGATGCACAGGTGTTGATGTTGCACTCTGGCGATTGGGGGGCGGCGGGCTTACATACTGCTGCTGGGCAGAATGCGGGCAATCCTCGCTCTCTGGCAATGTATAAGTTGAATAGAGCTCGTCATGAAAAGCGATCTTTGCGCAGGGGGCGCAACATTGAGGTTGTTCCTTACAAAGGGAAGGTGTGGTGTTTTGAAGCACCGCCTAATAAAATGTTCATAACTCGTCGAAATGGGTGCCCGTTGATTGCGGGAAATACTGCGATGGAAGCACCCGTATTTCGCCAGTTCTCCCGCTATCAAGCATTCTGGGCCGCGCAGTTCCGCAAGATGGTGCGGATTGTGCTAGAGGCACATTCTACTCTTATGGG